GCCAGACAGTAGCCGCGCTGTGCCTTTGTGATTATCATTTTTCCCACCTGTAAAAAATATGGTTGTTGATCCTGACGACGGCAGTCTTTGACGACGCCCAACTGGGCAGCACCGCAACCGAATGGTAGTGCGTTGAGCCCTCAGTTGGGTCCGGCAATCTAGAGTCCAAAATCATCTTCGACAGGTAGACTGCCTCCACATGAGCAGTGTGGTTGCCGGGTTTGTCTGATTTGCCATCACAAAAAAAGCTGAATTGACATCGATGCCGTATGGGCAGGTCTGGTTTCCATTTGTAGGTCTGTCCTTGGAAGACAACTTCGCAGACATTTTTCGGGAATCTTTTGTCCATCGTCCTATTCAAAATCACATGGCCCACTGCGATCTGGCCAATGGCTGGCTCCCCTCGTGCCTCGAAATAGAGAGCCAGCGCCATGCACGCCACTGCGGAAATCATCCTCTTGACGCCGCGAGGGGCTCGATGAGCCATGCGTCGTCCTGCTTGGGTTGGAATTTCGGGTTCTTTACCTCAAAGACCGCGTGCACAAGTTTGGTCTTGTGGTGTGTTTCCTCGGCGGCGACCCACTCGCGAACTTGGTTATCAATCGTCGTCATGTCCCGAGTGTCCACTACCAGAACGTGCTTGGTGATTTGGACAATATAAACTTTGCCAGCTTCAAGCGTGGGGAGAAATTTACGCAGCTGCGTGCGCTTGGCCAGCTTCGTCCACTCCCCCCTGACCCCGAAGTGGTGGCAGGCATCCGCAATGTTTGTATTGCTTACGCCTTTGGCGTGCCTTTTTTGCCTTAATTCCCGGCAGATGCGATACGCCGGTTCGTACTCGATGTTACAGACAACCGCTATCGAATAAGGTCCGCACCACGTTGTGCGGTAATTTCCATTGTCATACATCAGCTGGCGACGTTGAGGGATAATCTTGTCCATTATGCAGCCTCCTTTCTCGAAAATCCGAATAATTTTAAGCACACACTATTCGTGACATTCGTGTTTGCCTGAATGAACTGGCGCGACAGCTTTTTACGCACTGCCTTCATGTCGAGGGTTTTGCGCTCAACGTCGCTGATCACGACGTAGTGCTCGTCGCCGTTGTATGTGCCAGCACCACTCTCCTTGAGTGCGCGGACATATTCAGCCTCGACCTCTTTGAGGTGGGCGATCTCTGCGCGAACTTTTGCGAGCTTGTTTACGCGATGGTCCTTCATGATTTTACTCCTTTCTCAGTGGACTGGGCTTTCGGGGCATCTTTTTCAGGGGAGGGCTTCTGCGCGGGGCAGATCTTCCCGAGTGCAATTTCCAAAAATCTCAATTCTTTTTCGTGTGTCATTTTATAATTTCCTTTCTGATTTGACGCTTGCACCTCGAAACCCCGCTGCGCGGTTGCGAGCGGGGCTGGGGGTGAATTAAAAGGGGATATCGTCGTAGGTATCAAAATAATATACCGGACCTCCTCGCGCCTCCATGCGATCTTGATCTTCAATAGCGTCTGCTTGAGCATAATATGCCTGCTCTGCATCAATTGGATGAGGGACAGCTGGACCCTGATAGTACGGGTTCTGATGCACAGTGTCGGAGCCCGTCACGATCCAAGCTAGATCCTTGTGCGCGGAGCCTAATTCTGCGGCCTCGTTGCGGTCCCAATCGGCTAGTGTCGAGTGGTGGAAATCTTGCTCTTCTCTCATTTGAACGTAAGACATTTTAATTTCCTTCCTGAATTTTAGTGATGCGATCATCCCAATCCAAGGAGCTCATCTCGAATGGTGCCATGATTTCCTTGGAATTATCACTCAGGATCTCGTCAACTATATCTCCGAAAACTCGCTTGGTTACTTTGACCGTGAAGCCCACGAAACCATTCTTCGTCATGCCTTTATCAACAACCACGCCTTCTACGTAGCTATCACCACGACCCGGCATTGGCTTGAAATCGAAGCTCCGAATCGTGTCGCCAATTTCCGCTGTGTTTTCAAAGTTTGTCATTTTAATTTCCTTTCTCAAGGGGAGCCGACCTCCCCAATACAAGTAGTATCGCTTATTTCCCCAGAGAAGGCAACCGTTGTCTTAAAATAAAGTGATTTCAGATGTTAGCAATAACAAGGGGTTATGACATCTTACGATATTTTTCTACATATATTTTTCTAAATCGCTCATTCATCCTGCCTTTTACAAGATACCAGTCGCCCAATTTTCCGAGGTCAGAGATCTGTTTTCCGAGCCGGTCATATTTAAATCGGTCCACCGTGCACATGACTTGGCCGGTGTCATCTTCCAAAATCAAATTGAGCCAGAGATTGTTTTTCTCCACGAGCCTGCCGCCGCGCCTTTGGAGGTTCGAGGCCTCGTTCATGTCGCGCAAATTCTTTTCCTTGAGCTTGCCGAAGAAAACGAACGTGCCCGGATTGTTTGCATCTAGATCTTGGATGTCAGTTATTGGGGTGACAATTTTGTGGGCCGCGGGGTCAGCTTTGATGTGGCCAAATCTGCGCTCACATTCAAAAACATCGTCATATGGCGTGTGGCCTTGGTCTAGCAATTTTTCCTGTCTGGGTGTCAGCGGCTGTTTCAAATCTCGGCGCTCGACGATGTCCTTGGCCATTTTTGGACCTATGCCTTTTATGCCAATCAGGCCACCGATTAGCTCCCCGTCTTGGACCGACCAATTAATTTTGGATTTGAATTTGTCGAATGGCTTGTAGGACAATCCCTCTTGGGCGACTTCCCGCAGAAGCCTAATCCCCTGCCCGTCATCTTTAACATTTCTAAGGCAAGCAGCGGCAAACTCAAGAGGAAAACGAGACTTAAGAGCACAACACCAAAGAGACACCATAGCATACGCCACAGCGTGCGATCGATTGAACGCCCAAGATCCCATAGTGTTGATTTGATCCCAGATCTTGCGCGCCTTGTTCTCTTCGATTCCATTTTCCGCTGCCCCCTCTTTAAATTTATGGAAGTAAGTGTCAAAAAATTCTTGTCCCAAGGATCTGCCCATTGCCTTGCGGAGCGACGAAACGTCCTCCCACGACAACTTACCAATTTTACGGCCGATCTCCATGACTTGTTCTTGGTACACAACCACGCCATTTGTGACCTTGGTTATTCCCTCTGCCAATGGGTGCAAATATTTTATGGGGGCCTCCCCGGTGTGCCGCTTGATGTACTCGGCGGTGCCCCCAGAGTTGAGCGGCCCCGGTCGAGCCAGTGCCGTTATCGCAACAATGTCCTCAAAATTGTGGACCTGCATTTGCTTGGTCACAGACTGCAGGGCATAGCCCTCAAACTGGAATATCCCGGCATATCGCTCATCGTTCAAAATTGCGAATGCCGCCTTGTCATCCTTCGGGAAATTCAGGAGATCATCTCGCGACCAGCCAACTTGATCTAAAACATCTTGCAGGACTGATAATGTCCTAAGACCCAAGGCGTCAATCTTCAAAAGATTTAGCTCTTCCGCATCTTTCTTATCAATTTGCGCCGCGCCATTTTGTGCGCTGACCGAGCAGTATTTGCTCACCGGGTCATCTGTCACCAGAATGCCAGCGGCGTGAATGCCGCTGTGCCTAGCGTGATATTCCATTTTCTCCGCAATTTTAATTTGTGGAAATTTCGCCAGAGCTTCCTTGCCAACTTCCACGTCAGCAAAAGTGTCCGAAATGCACATTGCGGCACGGGCGTCCCCGCCATTGCGCTCAATTATTGCATCCTTCAGGTCGGCGACTTCCCACGCCGGGATGCCGAGTTCTTTGGCGACCTCGGCTATTGTGCTCTTTGCTTTGTAGCGAGATACAGTCCCAAGATGTGCGACTTTTTCAGCTCCGTATTTCTGCCTGAGATATTCAAAGACCATCTCCCTGCGGTCATCTTGAAAATCTATGTCGATGTCCGGCATGTCGGGACGGGTGACATCTATAAATCTCTCAAATATTAAATTGTGCTCAATCGGATCTACGTCGGTTATCCCGGTCAAGTAACAGACCAGAGACCCCGCTGACGACCCCCGAGCTGGCCCGACCAGCATGTGCTTTTTTGCGTAGGCGACCATATCTGCTATTACGAAGAAATAGTCCTCGAAATCTTTTCTCGCGATCATATCCAGCTCATGGTCTAGACGCTGCGCGTAGATCTCATCATTCAAATCTATATCGCGGTGCGGCGCACCCTCGATGCATAGCTGTCTTAGTGATTTCTCACTTTGGAATGAAATCATCTTGGCAGTGGGTAGGCTGGCGTTGCACATCTCAGAAATTTTGTAAGTGTTCTGCACAGCCTCTTCGGGTGCCCACGGCACAGCCTCTCGCCATGACCACTCATTGAGGATGTGCATTGGCGCGGTGCGGTCTGTCTTGTTCCGGCCGACCAGAACCTCATACGCCTCCTTGTCGGAGACATCAGGATAATAATTGTCGCTTGTGGCAACCGTTTTAAATCCTTTGGCCTTGGCAAAATCTAGAGATTTGCGGCCGCTCATGGGGTTCAGCTCTATGTACAGAGTGTCCCTCTTGGCCAGTGGCAGCATCCCCCAGACGGGGTTCGTCCCGGAGAAAATAATTACGTCGTCACTTATGTCAAATAAATCAGAGTAGCTTAATCTGGGGAAATAATAAAAATTGTCTTTGCTGGTGCTCTGCGTGACAAGGCCATAAATTTCTTTCAGGCCATTGTTGTTTCTGGCCAGAAAACACATTGTGTTGGATGGTTGCCGCGCCCGATCGGTGGCATCCTCCACCACTGAGATCTCGACCCCGAATATTGGTTTCTTGCCAGCCGCTTTACAGGCTTTGCTAAAGGCCACATGCCCCCAAGTGCCGGAATCGGCTATGCCAACGGCATCCCCGGCACAGGCTGCTATGACTGCGGGAAGTGGGCCGAATGCCTTGCGGAAACAATATTCAGTCCTGTTCCGAAGATTAAGCATGGCCCTCAGCCCTGTACCATTTAAAGATTTCTATCATGGCCTCGATGTCCGCTGTTGACCGGTGTGCCCCCTCAATCTTTTTGCCCGAGATCTCCGCGTAGATGTCGCCGAGCTTTCTCTTTTTCCCCCAGACACCCTCGCCAATTTCGACTGTGCATATGTGCTCATACGGCCATGGGAATTTTGTGAGTTTGTCTAGGCGCTCAAGCTCAAATTTTAATATCTTCCGGTCGAACGGCAGGTTATGCGCGACGATGGCCTTCTCCCCCAGAAAAAATTCGCAGACGTGCTGGTAGTGCGCCACGAATGGCTTGGCGTCTTTGAGCTGGTCATCCGTTATCCCCGTGATCTTCTTTATTATTGCGGGGAGTGGCTGGTCAGGGTTCACGAAAAACTCGGTGCGATCAATCTCGTTTAAATCATCGTCCAGCTTTATTGCGCCAAACTCAATTATTTTTGGCTGCAAATTTAAATCTGACCCTTCAGCCTTCGGCAATCCCGTGGTCTCTAGATCAAAAAATATCATTATTTTTCCTCCATCATTGATTCCAGCATTGCCAGATAGACGGCGGCATCGTGCACGCTGTCCTTGTGTGTCATTTTGCTGTTGGCCAGCCTAGTCAATTTAACCACGGTCAGCTCCATCAAGTGCCAGATGTTGTAATCGTGAGCTGTTTTGAGAGACATCCCGTCCGGGAATAGCGCGAGCATCACGTTGCCCACTGTCTTGTAATTATCTCCGTAAATTTTATTGCGCTCACGAAATGTGTCGGCCATTTCCGCGAGAATATCTGCCGCATCATTTTCCATGATTTTCATTTCCCTCAATTTTTTCCTGAATCATATTCAAAAGATCTTGAGTGCTCACGACTTTTTCATCTTCAATCATTTCTTTCAGGCGCTGGCGAGTGCTGGGTAAAATATCAAAAAGGCGAGCGACTTTCTCGCCGTCAAGTTCGATGTCATTGCCGATTAATCTCAGGCCCATCATCATCTTTTCCTTTCTGTGGCTACTCATCTAAAAATTGTTGCTTGATCTTCTTCCAGCGCCAGCGCCAGAGCTGCATTAAACTTTGGGAATTGAGGTCGTAATTGTAAATCGCATGTGTGACTTGATTTTTTGTCAAATCATATTTGGCCATTATTTCTTTTATAGACATCGTCCCGCGATCTTTGCGGATCGATATGACCTCCCTGTCAGTCCAACTTTTACGCATAGGAATCTCCTGCTGGTGGAAAATAATCTAGAATGATTTTTCTTCGGGTGATGTGATCGTCCCAGTCAAACCCGGTTAACTGAAGGCCGTCTGGTTTGTCCCAGCTCCTTGCCGCAAAGGCAGTGAATTTTTCTAGGTCAGCCAGCCCGACAAGATGTGCGTCCACAGATTCTCTGATGACCACATTTTCCAATTTATCATCCGATAATGTTATCAAATACCGCTTATGCTCCGCGGCCCCCGTCTTGTAGCGAAAGTGATCGGCCAAGGCCCTGAAATACCCAGCCTCATATATTGTCTCAGTGTCGTCACCCAC